CAAGATATAATGATGGTCATGCCTTTTGTTTTGGTTGTGAGTACAGAGAAAAAGCTGAAGGTGGAGAACAGAAAGTAGTATTACAAAAAGGGGATAAAAAAATGGATTTTGTTGAAGGTGAGGTAACAGGTCTTAATGCAAGAGGAATTACTGAAGAAACTTGTAGAAAATGGGACTACAGAATAGGAACAGTTGCAGGACAGCCAGTTCAAGTAGCTAACTATAAAGATTCTAGTGGTAATAAAGTTGCACAGAAGATTAGATTTAAGAATAAGGACTTCCATACCAGAGGAGACATAAAGGAAGCAGGTCTCTATGGACAACATCTTTGGTCAGGAAAAGGTAAGAAAGCCATTGTATGTGAAGGTGAAATTGATGCTTTATCAGTTTCTCAGTCACAAGGTAATCGTTGGCCTGTATACTCTGTCCCAAATGGAGCCGCAGGAGCTTCAAAAGCTATCCGTAGGAGCATAGAATTACTAGATGGGTATGATGAGGTTATCTTTTGTTTTGATAACGATGAGGCAGGTTTTAAAGCATCTAAAGAGTGTGCTCAAGTATTACCTCCGGGTAAAGCTAAGATAGCAAAGTTACCTTTGAAGGATGCAAATGAGATGCTTAAAGAAGGTAGAGTAAAAGAATTGGTTGATTGTATCTGGCAAGCACAGGTTTATAGACCAGATGGTATTGTAAATGGTAAAGACCTATGGGATATAGTAAGTGCCGAAGATTCAATGGCATCTTGTCAGTATCCATTTGAAGGTATCAACAAGAAAACATTAGGTATACGAAAGGGTGAGATAGTTACGATCACAGCAGGAGCAGGAATAGGTAAGTCTCAGGTGTGTCGTGAACTAGCTAACCATATACTAAATCAAGAAGAAACTATAGGTTACATTGCACTAGAGGAGTCTAATAAACGTACAGGACTAGGTTTTATGGGTCTGTACCTTAATAAACCACTCCATCTAGGTAACATTGAGGTTAGTGAAGAAGAGTTTAAGGAGTCATTTGACAATACCTTAAATACAGGTAAGATCTTTATGTACGACCATTGGGGTTCGCTACAAGGTGAGAATCTTCTATCCAAGATCAGGTATATGGTGACTGCATGTGGGTGTGGTTACATTATCCTAGATCATATCTCTATAGTTGTCTCAGGTATCGAAGAAGGTGACGAGAGAAGGACTATTGACAACTTAATGACTAAACTCAGAGGTTTAGTTGAAGAAGTCAACTGCGGTTTAATACTTGTGTCACACCTTAAGAGACCACAAGGTAATAAAGGTCACGAAGACGGAGCACAAACAAGTATGGCTCAGTTACGTGGTTCAGCCGCTATTGGACAGTTGTCTGATATAGTTATAGGCTGTGAGAGAGACCAACAAGGTGAGGAACCTGATCGTACTACAGTCAGGGTCTTAAAAAACAGATGGACAGGAGAAACAGGAATAGCATGTAGTTTAGATTATGACCATGAGACAGGAAGATTAACTGAAATACTAGCAGATGATATTCCTTTCGATGATGAAACAGCTAACGAGTGGTCAGGAGAAAGTAGTAATTTTTAAGGGGGAAGTATGAAGGACATAATATTTGATATAGAAACAGATGGATTACTAGAGGACTGTACACAAGTATACTGTATAGTTCTACTTGATCTAGAGACTGGTAAGCTATATTCCTTTAGTGGAGAGGAAACAGTAGACGGACTATTTTTCCTAAAAAATTCTGAGCGAATTATAGGACACAACATTATATCATTTGACCTTCCTGTTCTAGAAAAGATTTACAAATGGAAACCACCAAGTAACATTGATATAGTGGACACACTTGTAATGTCTAAGTTAATATATCCAGATAGAGCAGTTAGAGACTCTAAGAAAAACTCTATCGACAAGTCTCTCTATGGGAGACACTCTCTTAAGTCATGGGGTCAGAGGTTAGGATTATGGAAGGGAGACTTCACAGATTTTACACAATTCTCAAAGGAGATGTTAGTCTACTGTGAAAGAGATGTAGAATTAAATGCTTTACTGTATAAGAAACTACAAGAAGCAAAGTTTTCAAATGAATCTATAGAATTAGAACATAATATCCATAAGATATGCCTTAAACAAACAGAGAATGGATTTCCGTTTGATGTTATGAAGGCATCTAAGTTGTACAGTACACTCGCAGATAGAAGATTGGTTCTTCAGTCTGAGTTAAAGAAAGCATTTGGTAATTGGGTGGAGAAAGAAACCTTTATTCCAAAAGTAAACAACAAAAGTAGAGGGTATGTCAAAGGTGTACCTTTTATAAAAGAGAAGGTGGTAGAGTTTAACCCTAATTCTCGTAAGCACATAGCAAAAAGACTGCATGATATTCATGGGTGGGAACCTACTGAGTTTACTCCTACAGATGAACCTAAGATTGATGAGAGTGTCCTATCCAAACTACCATATCCAGAGGCTCAGTTAATGGCTGAAGCATTTAGAGTCAACAAGTTAATTGGACAACTATCGGAGGGAAAACATGCTTGGTTATATCACGAAAAAGATGGTAAGATACACGGATCAGTTAATACAATGGGTTCGGTTTCAAGTAGGTGCTCACACTCACACCCTAATATCGGTCAAGTACCTAGTGTTAAAGGATTTTATGGAAGAGAATGCAGGGAATTATTCTATGCGCCAAAAGGATTTAATCTACTTGGTTGCGATGTATCCGGTTTGGAAATTAGGGTTGTGTCTCATTACCTTGCAAGTTTTGATTCTGGTAGCTACGCTAAAACTGTTATCGAAGGTGATATACACGAAGCTAACAGACAAGCTACTGGTCTTCCTACTAGAGACCAAGCTAAGACTTTCATTTATGGACTACTATATGGGGCTGGAGATGCCAAACTGGGACAAATTGTTGGAAAGGATGCGAGAGAAGGTAAGAGACTTAAGGATTTATTCTTTAAGAAAGTTCCAGCGTTCAAAGAATTAAGACAGAAAGTATTCACAGCATCAGAGAAAGGGTTTCTATTTGGATTAGACGGAAGAAAAGTACCAGTTAGATCAACTCACTCTTCCCTAAATACTCTCTGCCAGTCAGCAGGAGCAATAATATGTAAGAAGTGGGTAGTTGAGTTTCACAAACTGATGCAAGAGTCTGGCTTCAAAGAAGGAAAGGACTATAAACAAGTTGCATTTGTACACGATGAAATACAAGTGTTAGTTAAGAAGGGTATAGAGGAATCGGTAGGAGATATAGCTGTACAGTCTATAGAAACAGCAGGTAACCTACTAAAATTAAGAGTACCATTGACAGGTGAGTATAATTATGGTGCTAATTGGGCTGAAACACACTAACGAGGACAATATGGAATTGCTTATAGATGGTGACATCTTGGTTTATAAAAACGCTTGTGCTTGTGAGCATGAGGTAGATTGGGGGAACGATATTTGGACTTTACATTGTGACTTCGTAGATGTTAAGAAACTATTAGACAAAGATATAAATAATTTAATGAAGGATTCAAAGGCAGACTCAGTAATGATTTGTCTTAGTTCACACAAGAACTTTAGAAAAGATATAGACAATACGTATAAGAACAAACGTACTGGTACTAGGAAACCAGTCTGTTACGCTCCTGCTAGAGAGTACCTCCAAAAAGAGTACCCATCTATGATGTCTAAGTGGTTAGAGGCGGATGACTTACTAGGTATCTTATGTACTCAGAAACCAGAGGAAACTTGTATAGCTTCAACTGATAAAGACTTACTAACAATACCGGGATTCCATTGGGACTTCCAAGATAAAGAAATGTTTAAAGTTAGTAAGGATCTAGCTGAGAAAAATTTTCTATTCCAAACTTTGACAGGAGATTCTGTTGATGGATACTCTGGATGTAGAGGGATAGGTAAGGTATCAGCTACTAGAATACTAGATGATATTGATAAGAAGAAGAAGAATAGGTGGGAAGAGGTAGTAAAGGTGTACGAACAGAATGGATACACTAAGGATAGTATTCTAACACAAGCTAGGATGGCCTACATCTTACAGAAGGAACAGTTTAATGGGGTAGATAAGTACCCTTCACTATGGGAACCACCAACAGGGGAATAGAATGACAAAACAATGGGACGCACAAACACAAGAGTACACAGAAGTGTACGAAGATGAAGAAGTAACTAATCCTAAACACTACGATAAGGTTGGGTTCACTATCCAACCTATTGAATACATAACTAAGAACGAGTTGGACTTCTTAGAAGGGAATGTAATAAAGTATGTTTCTAGATACCAACATAAGGGTGGGGTAAACGACTTATTAAAAGCTAGAACTTACATTGATTTTTTAATTGAGAGAGAGAAAGGAAGAGAATGAATACCCTACCTACACAATATCAACAGTTTATACACCTCTCTAGGTATTCACGTTGGGACTACAGCAAGGAACGTAGAGAGACATGGGAAGAGACAGTAGATAGATACTTTAACTTCTTTAGGAAACATCTTAAAGAGAACTGTAACTACAAAGTTCCTAAAGAGTTAGAGAAAACACTAAAGAATGCTGTGCTCTCACTAGAGATAATGCCTAGTATGAGATGTTTAATGACAGCAGGACTGGCATTAGAGAAAGAAAACATTGCAGGATACAACTGTGCATACCTACCTATTGATTCGGCTCGTTCATTTGATGAACTACTCTACGTACTTATGAATGGCACAGGAGTTGGTTTCTCAGTTGAGTTCAAACATACAAGTTTACTTCCTTTTGTACCACACAAACTACACGAGACCGATACAGTTATTGTAGTCAGAGATTCAAAACTAGGGTGGGCAAAGGCTTTCAGAGAACTAATCTCATTACTATACTCAGGTTTAATTCCTAAGTGGAGTACTGAGGGAGTTAGAAAAGCTGGTTCTCCTTTGAAAACATTTGGAGGTAGAGCAAGTGGCCCAGAACCTTTAGAGGACTTATTTAGATTTACAGTACGTACCTTTAGGGAAGCAACAGGAACTAAACTAACCCCACTACAATGCCATGATATAGTATGTAAGACAGCACAAGTGGTTGTCGTAGGTGGAGTACGTAGGAGTGCTTTACTATCTCTTAGTGATATTGGTGATGAGCAGATGAGATCATGTAAGTCAGGTGAGTGGTGGCACAGAGAAGGGCAGAGAGCATTAGCAAACAACTCTGCTAACTACCATAGTAATCCAGATGTAGGAACATTCCTTAAGGAGTGGCAAGCCTTATATAACTCAAAGTCTGGTGAGCGTGGTATATTCAGTAGTGCTAATGCAGAGAAACATGTAAACAGTTTGAATAAGTCAGAGACTAGGAGAGAACCTCAGTCTGACTTTGGAACTAACCCATGTTCAGAGATAATCTTAAGACCACGTGAGTTCTGTAATCTTACAGAAGCAGTAGTAAGAGCAGATGATACAATAAATTCCCTACAAAACAAGGTAGAACTAGCTAGTATACTAGGTACGTGGCAATCCACACTAACTAACTTTAGATACTTAGGAAGTAAGTGGAAGACTAACTGTGAGGAAGAGAGATTATTAGGAGTATCACTAACTGGTATAATGGATTCCTCTTTAACTAATGGTAGAAGTAAAAAGGATTTACCAGAATTACTAACAAACTTAAAGAATAGAGCTATAAAGACTAATGCCGCTTATGCTGACCAACTTGGTATACCCAAGTCTGCTAGTATAACGTGCGTTAAACCTTCTGGAACAGTAAGTCAACTCGTTGACTCTGCTTCTGGAATCCACACACGCCACAGTCCTTATTACATCAGAACAATTAGAGCCGATGTAAAAGATCCCCTGTGTAACCTTCTGATTGATAGTGGAGTACCTTGCGAACCTGATACTACTAACCCAAGTAACGTAAAGGTTTTCTCATTCCCCATGCGATCCCCGAAGTCATCGCTAACACGTAAGGATCTCTCTGCTATCGAACAGTTGGAACTCCATAGAACCTACTCTAAGTTTTGGGCTGAACATAAAGTTAGTCAGACTATATCAGTTAAAGAAGAAGAGTGGCTTGAGGTAGGTACATTTGTATTTAACAACTTTGAAGACATCTCTGGTGTATCATTCTTACCTTACTCAGACTTTGTGTATAAGCAAGCACCTTATACTGAGTGTGAAAAGGAGGAGTTTACTGCCCTAAACGATAGTATGCCTACTATTGACTGGAGTAAATTAGCTGAGTATGAGATGTTAGATAACACTACATCATCACAAGAACTAGCGTGTACTGCTGGAGGTTGTGAAATATAAGGACATTTATGGACTACAACTTAGTTTCTGAAAAATTAATAATTTACCTTGAAGAAATGTTTCCTAATGTATTACCACCTAAAGGAACGGATACACAGGAACTTTCATACTTACAAGGTCAACAGTCTGTTATAGATAGACTCAAACAACTTTACGAGGATGACAATGTGCATGGGATCGGCTCCTAGCCCACCTAAAATAGAAATGCCCCCTCCCCCTCCACCACCAGCGATGAGGGATGAACCAGAGGTAGATGCCGCAGAATTTGATATGGGAGATGCCCCAAAAAGTGCAACGGATACTAGAAAGAAGTACAGAAAGAAAAGCAAAGGTAAGGGTAAGACTGTTGGCAGTAGTAAATATAAAGGTGGGGGTTTAAATGCTATGTAAAAGGAGTTTAAATGTGTACTAGTAGTGTTAAAGAAGGTGTGTCAAGTGCTCAAGAGAGAATGAGACAATATAAAAGAGAAAAGGCAGACCAGTTTTCTAGAAAAATGCAAGAGTCGAATATATCCGGTAAAGCTATGGAACAGTTTGAAGGTGGTATGAGAAGTACTGCTGGTGTAGCTAATGTTGTTGGAGAAGAAGCTCAAAGGTGGGGAGACACAGCCGCTATGATAATGGGAGTACAAAAACCTACTGCTCCCGGTACTGATAGTAGCGATACTACAAGTGCAAACTACTCTAAATCTAGCTCTGAAAAGTCTAGTAAGACTGACAAGAAAGCTAAGAAGACAGGAAACGAAGGAACAGGCGGAAGTAAGAAACAGTTTTATGCTTCTAAAAATAAATAAGGGGTATGGTACGTCTTCAAGGACACACGCTTGATTATAAAATTGTTGAAGAACATGAAATAGATAGCGTTTGGGATGATGTAAAAGGTTATATTGCTGAGACTAACGATGAAATCTTGAATGAGAATGATGTATACGAGTGGCTTAAAACAGGATTTTATACCCTTTGGGTAGCAACTCCCAGAGACTCAGATAAAATTCTTGGAGCAATGACATTAGAATACGCATCATATCCAAGATATAATATGTGTCGTATAGTTAGTATTGCTGGTGAAATGAAGGATTGGATTGATGATTTATATATCTTAGAAAACTGGGTAAAAGAACAAGGATGCCATTTTTTAGGATTATACGGCAGGAAGGGGTGGAAAAAAATACTGAAAGAATATGATGAGCATTGTATTTTATTTAGAAAGAAACTGTAACTTTTTTAGAAGGTAAATTTAAAAGGTAAAAATGAAGATATATACAGAAGTAAATTATGAGTGGAAAAATGGCTCTCTTATTCAGACATCATCAGAATCCTTTGATTACTCTGGCGACATCGCACTCTGTGGAGGCGGAGGCGGAGGTGGTGGAGGTACAGCAGGAATGATAGTTCGACAATCTAAAAAAACTGGAAGTATGATTATCGAAAAAGCTAAAGATACTGGTGGTGCTGTTACAGAGAAAGCCAAAGATACTGGTGGTACTGTTGCAAAAGCTCTTAAAACGGCTACTGCTGATGCAGCTACTCAACCAACAACATTTCATTTTAGATCTCCAGTATTTCTTAAAAATGATGTTGAATATTGTTTAGTTATAACACCAGCTGGTAATAGTAAGAACTATAAAGTATGGGTTGCAAAGCTAGGAGAGTTTGATGCCGGAACAACAAATATTATTGCTAAACAACCAGCTGTAGGGACTTTATTCTTATCTGCAGATGGAAAAAACTATACAGAATCTCAAGATATAGATTTAAGTTTTAATATGTATGCAGCTACTTTTGAAGACTCTGGAACATTAGTTCAAGAAAATGAAAAGTTTGATGACTTAACAGTTTCAAGTATTCAAGGAAACTTTCAAGTTGGTGAATTAGTATTTGGTAACACTTCAAGTGCTAATACATTT